ATAAAGTCCGCAGAAGTGTCGTTCACCGCTATAGAACCGCCGTTGGTCGAAGTGGTAACCCCTGAAGCTAATTCTTTTGTGTATACCATCATCTTATTAATTAAATAATAATCAGAAGGCAGTGTGTATAAATTAGTCTGTATATCTCCCAACTGCGTTGTTGCAGAGTTTAATAAAGGAGTGTCTACGTAAAAAGTATCAATAACTTCCACTAAACCTTTTGTTATATCTGCGTATCCAGTCCCTGAAGTTCTTTGGTTTTCTTTTACTAACTGATTGTTGTATTGATAAAAGTAATCTTCAAACATATCCATTTGTGCTTGAGAAGCATAAAGATTAAAATCTTGTGGAGATATGTATCCGTAATTATTTTTATTAGCTATTGCTAATACGGTATTTCTTACTTCATTTATTGGCATAATTAATTCTTTTTACAAAGATAGCAAAAAAAAAGAGGCCCTATTTTTTTAGAGCTTCTCTTTAATTATTCAATCAAAACAGTCAGGCTTAAAGATAGCAAAAAAAAAGCTACCCTTTTGAGGTAGCTAATTTCCAGTTAGTTGTACTTGTATTACTTTATTTTGTTTTTTAAAAGCTTATATACTTCTAAACCATCGTCACTTCTCATAAATGAAGCTACAATAAAATTAGGGTCTTCCCCAAATGGAATAGTAAGCATTTTCTTTTTATTATTAGATAAATTGTAATAAACATCTTTACCATTGTTTCTTATTGTTAATAACGATAAATTAAAAAACTGATAAACATCGTCCATTAACTCTAACATTGGATCATTAATAGTGTCTAAAAAATCATCTGGATAATTTTTAGCATAAACTAATATGTCTCTTTTTAGCTCTGCTGTTGTCATATTTTCTACAGCATTACCCATTAACACTCTACATACTTGTGTTAACTTAGAAAGATCTGTAGTTACTTTTTTAGCTTCTAATTGAGCTTCTAATTCAAACTCTACTTGCTCTAATTCTGAAGCAGCATCACGCTCTTTGTTTATCTCTTCAAATACATATCCATTACTTGGATGTATTGATAAAAACTTCTGTAATACTTGATTTTCTTTTGAAACTGATAGCATACCATCTTCAAACACAATAGGTTCTAAAATAGCATTTCCGTCTTGTTCGTTTTCAAAAGGTGACTTTTGATTACGCGCGTAACGTAATGGTTCATTGACACCTGTTTTTTCGTCAAAATATAATAAGGGTGATCTTTGTGAATGTCGTGAAGATAACATGTATGATAGAGGCGCTTTGTCTCCTTTTAGTCTATACGACTTTGCTTTGTACTGTTCTTTTTTTGCTTTCATTATAATATAATTTAATTTGATTTAAAAAAAATAATTACCCCCGTCTTTATAACGAGGGTAAATATTACTACTATCTACTATGCATCTTGGAATAAGAAGAAGTTGTTTGCACCTAAAGTACATACAGCTCTCTCACTCAAGAAGTTTACTTCCATAGCATCTAAGTCACTTGTTCTTGCTCCACCAGCTGAACCAGTGATCCAAGACTTGTAACGTCTGTCTTCAGTTTCTGAAGCTCTATATCTAACGTGTAAGAATGGTCTCTTAGCGTTTTTACCTAATACTTGATCGTACACAGTTGTAGATCCTGCTGGTACTAAAAGTCCATTGACTTTACCTGCATTGATACCACCTCTCATTGTAGGATCGTTTAAGTATTTCCAGTCAGACTTGTAGAAGTCATATCCTCTTCGGAATCCTGTAAACCCTAAATTCAATGCCATGTCTTTGTCATTGTCAAATAATCCGTAAGACGTACCACCTGCTCCATAAGAGTTTTGTTCTGCTAACATGTCATCAATGTCAAATGAGAACTGACGATCTACAAAAATAACATTCTCTTCAATAGATCCTTGCTTGTCAAGTCTTTGAATAATGCTATCAAACTGAGCTAAACTCGTTGGGTTTCCTCCACCGAATACGTTACCTCTGTTTCCTACTACATAGAAAATCCCTTCAGATCCAGACTCATTAGCTACAGAAGCTCCTACCGCTGTACCTTGTAAGTAATCTCCTGCACCAGAACCTGCTGCTGCTGGTACTGCTTCAATCATTGCTGTTTCTAAGTAATCTTCAAAACGCAATCTTGTGTCGTGTTCAGATTTTAAATACCATAAGTATCCGTTTGCTCCGCCTTCACTTGTTACTTCTACCCATCCAATTTGAGCCATGTCAGAACCAGAAACAGAATACTTGTCTTTGATAATGATTGGTTTGTTTTGGAAAAAGAAATCATCAGATTCTAAAGAACCTTGCATTCCGCTTACTCCTTTTGCAAATTCAGAACCATATACAAATATATCACATGAAGTTCCAAGAGCCATTGTTTGTCCACCATTTTCGTAGTAAGCAATAGTTACCTTGTTTGGATTAGCAGCTGTTGGAGCTACAGATATAATACCTTTGTTTTGTAAAGTTGAACCTGCTGTGTTATCAGAGATCATTACAGTTTGCCCAGCTCTTAAAGCTGCTTGACTTGCTGTTCCACCTAAAGCTGGATTGAAGTTAGTAATGTTATTTGGAATAGTCCAAACACCATCATCAGCTCCAACAGCCGCAGCTGATGTACAAGCTTGATATTTAGTGTGTAATCTTCCTTGTTCTGCCCATTTAATAAGGTCAGAATTAGAAGGCATTTCAGCACCTACCATTCTTAAGAATGATGCTACTGATCTGTTTCCATAACGCTCAAATTCCTTTTCATGAACATCTGGAAGATATTGGTTCAAGAAATCAAAGTTAGTTATGTAGTTTGTTGATAAAGGAGTTTGCTGCGCACTTGGCTGCAAGTCAAATCCTGGTGTTACATTTACTGCCATAATTTTTAATTTTTAATTTTTTAATTATTTTTTCTACTTTTAATTTTGAGTCCTCTTCCACTATCGTTGCTTACACCCATAGGTCTAATCGTAATTCCATTTTTGGAAACCGATTGAGATTGTTGTCTAACATCCATGTTAATGTTTTTTGATTTCCTTGAAACATTATCAACGGTTGCTGCAACTCCCTGTTCGTAAAAGTGCTTTGCAAATTTATCAGGATTCATAGCTACCGAAAAGGCCTTATGATATCCAACAGGATCAGCAATTAAACCATCTTTGTCCATAAATTTGTTAATGAAATTATTAACATCAGACTGAACATTTTTTAGTTCTTGTGTATCACCTGGTTTAAAAGAAATATTTTTTTCACCAACTGAAAATTCAAAACCTTTGAACTCGTTGTTAAAAACCGACTCGGTTTTATCTAAGAAATAACTGTACCTCTTTTTGTTTAAATCTTCAATACTTTTAGATTCCTCCATATACTTTTTATAAGCTTCGATGCTTTCTTCCTGATCTTCTGACAACCCACCCCCACTTGACTCAAGAGGAATTTTATATTTGTCTTTCTGTTCATTAAGAAATTTCTTTGCCTTAGAAAGTTCTCTTTTTTTCGCTAATTTTATTTTTCTAATATCTTTCTCATCATCTAAGTCTTCATCATATGAAAACTTGTCATTAATAATGTCTTGAATATCATCAGAATCTAAACCATCTTCAGTAGATTCATAATAATTAGCAAGTACAGCATTGTCATCCATCGCATCAATGTCTTTTTGTAATTTATAAAAGTCATTAATTCCACGACCAGTTTCCTGCTTGTACTTCAAATACGCAGATACATCTTCTGGTAATTCCTCGTTTGAATTTTTTTCCTCAAACAAATCATCAATAGAATTTATATCCTTATTGTATCTTTTCTTTATATACGAAAGAACATCATCATCGCCAAACTCTGGCGTGGACGCTTCTTCGATTTTAGTTTCATCAACCGATGTTTCTTCGGTAGTTGAATTTTCATTTTGACTTAAGTCTACTTTTTCTGCTTGCTGAGAATTATCCTGTTGGTTTTCAAATTGTTCTGCATGTTCTTTTAATAATGCTTCTTCAACTTGCGCCCTTGATTTTTCTTCAACGTTTGCGTCTACTGCTTTTACTTTAAATTCCATTTGATTATATTTTTAACAAAGTTAATATTTATTTTAATTAAATTTTTAGCTATTTTAAATGTTCGAGAAACGCCTCCTTGCTTCCCATTGTACTTTTTTGGTTCTACCAAGCATACTTTTTTTACCTACCCTTTTATTAAAATCATCTCTTACTTGATTTAATTGTGGGCCTGCTGACTTTTCTATCATTACTTATATTTATCTTGGGTTAAATTCAGCTAAATCAAAACCATCTAAACTGTCTTCGTTAGACTCAAAGTTTATTGCTGGTAAGTCTCTCTTTTTTTGTTCTATCATTTTAGACGTTTGAGTAGACTGCTGACTTATTCTTTTGTCTTTTGCTTTTTCTCTTTCGTTTTCTCTTGACTTTAAATTTTCGCTTTCCATTCCTTTTAACTGCATTTGCATTTGGAATTCTACTTGCATTAACTGTTGTTTTAATTCTGCTTCTCTTTGCAATTTTTGTATATCAAAACCAACCTCTGCTTCTTTTAAAGCCATTTTAGATTGTGTTTCAGCCTGCTGTGTCTGCATTGCTAATTGAGCTTGAGCCTGTTGCGCTTGCATTTGCATTTGTGCCTGCATTTGCTGTTGTTGCATTTGCTGCTGCTGCTCCCTATCTTGTTTAGCTTTTCTTTTTACTTTAAGTAATTGATTAGCCATTTTTATATTAGAAATTTCTCTAATATCTATAGCGTCTTCTAAACTTATATTTTCTTTAGATAAAGCCATTTGTATATTTTGTTCTAACATAGCCTTCTGTTCTTCATCAGGCATCAGCTCTATAAATATTCCAAAGTCATGTAAATACAAACTTTTAATATCTTCTAATATTGATAAATTATATTTACCAATTTGCATAGCAAACTCATCTTTAAAATCAGCATACTCTAAAACATCTGCTGTTCTTATTGATAAACATTCAGCTAAAGTTTTTGTTATATATAAACTTGCATTTAATATATGTCTTGTTGCTACATTTGAATTCAATGCAGCTAATTTTTGAACGCCAACCAAAGAGTTAGGGTCTGGACTTGAACCATCACGAGCTTCATTTAATCCTGTCACAGACCTAATCATATCTAAGTAATGATTGTAGTTGCCAATAAGCATTTGCATCTTACTTGCGCCACTATTAGCCGTTAATTGAGTGATTGGAACTCGTGCATTATTATATTCTCCATCTTGAGTATAACTTCTACCAATAACACTACCTGTCTGGAAATAAAGCCTTAAAGCATCTTCTGGATTATATGCGTTTCCTGTTCCTAAGTCAACTTCATTCAATCCATCGGCATCAATAAAAACACCGTCTGGAACTACTCTTGAAACTACTTGTTGTATTTTTAAATGACTAATCTGAATTAAATCAGCAAAAGGAATCATTCTTTTAACTAAAGATTCTAACTGACCTTTGTACATTTTTGGAGCGCATGCAACATAATTAGGCATTGCATACTGACTTGATGATTTTGGTCTTACCATATTTTCTCCAAGCTTCCACTGGAGCATTATATTAGTTCCCATAACCATAACACCATCATACCATACGTCAATAGTTTTAGTTACTTTTTCAAAACCTCCTTCATCCATCATTTCTTGTGGAGGATTGAATTGATCATCCTTCTCAACAGTTTTAAATGTACCATCAGACATACTTTTCTTTTTGTAAACAAAAGTGTGTGTGGTCTTATAATTAAAATATAATAGGGTAGCTGTATCTCTATGAAACATACTGTTTTCATAAAACTGCTGTGAATTATAATAATCATACCAAGATTGACTGTACTTGGAAATTTCTTTTAAATCTTCGTTAGTTAAAGAAGGATCTATTTTTATTAATTCAGTTATTGGAACTGTTTTTATTTCGCCCCAATAAAA